TTTCTGATATTCGACCATGATCTCGTCACGGTCCGGGTTTTCCTCCAGCGCGGCGCAGTCACGGACGATTTTTGTGACGCTCTGGGTGATGGCGGCCTTCATGGCCTTGGGTGTGCAGGTCAGCGTGACCTTGAGATTCATCTGTTCAAACTTCAGCCAATCCAGCCCGAAGCCGCTGGTCAGTTCGTTAAAGAAAGCCCGGACATCGTCCTCTTTCTGCTGCTTGATGCCGACCTCCACATCAGCAATTTTCTTGCCAAGCGCTTCATCGGCGGCTTTGTAGGGGTTCGAGACGCACTCTTTGTAGACAGCTTCAAACTGTTCGTAGGGGGTCATAATGGCCTTTTTGACGGCCATGCGCTGGGCCTCGTAACCCTCCAACTCCTTGCGGACTTCGGTGCGGATCTTCTTGACATCGGTGCGGGTTTCCTCGGTCACGGCCAGAGCCATGACGGCGCTGGTCCGCTGCTCGATTTTAGCTTTGACATCCCGCAGCCGCTCCTCGATGATGGGCAACTGCTTGAGGTTGATAACTTGCAGTTGTTCGGAATTTCCGTCCATGTGGTATACTCCTTTCTTTGTGTGCGGGGTTTAGAAAAACTCCCGCGTAATGGTGATTTTCTCGCGTGTCTTAGCGCCGAAGTTGTCGCCATCCAGCATCCCGGTCTTGCGGAACGCCGCCTCGGTGTAGATGTCCGAGCAGGCCGTCATGCCGTTGACAGGGCGGTGAAAAGCGGAAAATGCCTGCACGGCGGTGGCTCTGGATGGGGCTTCAACCTCCGTCCAGCCGCCCTCGTAGGCCATGCCGCTGCTGCCGTAGGTGAAATAGAACTTCATGGTGTACCTCTCATTCTCCGAAGCATTCGGTGACTTCCCACGCATTGCGGGTCGTCATGCACTGGTCGCAGCCAACGATTTCGTTGTCGGCGCTGATGTAGATGGTTTCGCAGGTCTGGTCGCAGATCGGGCAGACCGGGTAGGTCGGGTCTTTGCCGTCACGGTAGCCGGTGTTCCGCAGGTTGCGGATGTGGGCGGCATCGGGCAGATTACTCACGGTGGCCACGCTCCTTATCGTCCAGCTTGAACCAGATTCCAAGGCAGGTGTTTACGCCCAGTAAGCAACTGATGAACAGGATCACGCCGTTCAGCAGGGGCATATCGCCATCGGCCACGGAAACCACGGCCATCAGCACCACCAGCATCAGCGCAAGGCAGACAAACTGCATTGCCTTTTTCAGCAAGCGGATCATGCTTCACCATCCCATCTGCACCGGCCCGGCAGCGTTGCCGTGATGACATCCCCCAGAACATGGGCAATATCATCGGGCAGGCCCAGTTCCGGGCCGTAGGCGCTGGTCAAGACCACGTTGCCGAAAATCTTCGTGCAGGCCAGAAAGCTGGCAACCTCGTTGACAACGGGCCTCGGCCATTGAAGGCGGGCATCCTCGTCCACCATCAGCAGGTAGTGGCCCTCGATGTTGCGGACGGGAACAGTCTCCACATAGCCGCCGACAACTTTCTGCACATCCTCCAGCGCCGGTGCGGTAAAGGTCTGCACCCGCATATCGCCGTTGGTGGCAATTACAAGTCCTCGCATCATTTTCTATCCTCCTCTCAAATCAAACCGCGCTTGCGGAGTTCGGCCTTGCGGGCTTCCAGCTTTTCGCGGCCACCGGGCTGTTCAATGAACCAGTGGTAAAATTCCAGCGTTGCCGCCGCAAGGCGTTCAGCCTTTTCGTCTGATAAATTGAATGGGTGCTTTTGCTTTGTCTCTTGCGGGGGCATCTCTGTTCCTCCTTGTGTTTTGCGGCTATTTCCCGCTATCCTCTGACGCTTCATCCTCCGAGGGGATAACGAACGGTTTTTGCCCAGTGACCTGAAGCAGTGTTCTCGGATAATCCGGGTCGTAGTCGAAAATGATCTTGACTTTTTTGCTTTTGTCGAGATAAGGAATCAATTCCGGCAAAAAAGCAAGTCTTTCAAAGGCATCGTCTTTTTCCCAATTACCGACTGCAATGCCTTTGTCGGGGGTATCTTCTGGGTAGCCGTAGTGCCGGAAAATTTCTTCTCTCGGCGGGCAAGGTGTTTTAGGTTGATTTTCCATGTGTTTTACCTCTTTTCGGTTTCAGCGTCAGCCAAAGGCTTTTTGCTGAAAGGTAAATGATTTTCTTCCAGCTTTGCTGTTCCACCAGCGCCCGCGTGCCCTCAAAAGGCGGCGGGCGTTTTCCTTTGCGCTTGGCATCAGCTATGATGCACTTGGCAATGATGTTGCTGATAAAGCGTTTCGTATTGGTTCGCCTCTTTTTTACGATTTGTTCAGTTCTACTGAACTTCCAGAGCAAAAAAATAAGCCGGGATGTCGATATGCTGGATGCCTAACAGGTCGCAGGCTTTCACCATTTCATCCTGTCGCCAGTCCACTTTCCCATTGAGTTTGAGGGAGCAAGTGCGCTCCGACCAATTCATTTGCTGGGCAAAAACCGCACGAGTACCGAAAACCTCCACGATTTTGCCAATCAGCTTGTTGTAGTTTCTCGGCATATAGTAAACCTCCTTTCGCTTGAAGTTTTGTTCAGCTTTTCTGAACTGTAACCAAAATACCACAGGGCAATCGCCATGTCAATAGGAAAATTCATTTTTTCTGAATTTTTTGTGCGCGTGTCTTGAACTTAAATTCAAAATATGCTATGATATGGAATATCAGGAGGGTCACATAATATGAAAACTTCTACTACCGCTGAACGTCTCCAGCAAATCATGGACGAAAGGAATCTGAAACAGGTTGATGTGCTGGCTCTCGCGCAGCCTTACTGCAAGAAGTATGGTGTCTCGCTTGGCAAGACTGCTCTAAGCCAATATATAACGGGAAAGTTTCAGCCTGGGCAGGATCGCCTACAAATTCTTGGTCTTGCACTGAATGTCTCCGAGGCTTGGCTCATGGGTTTCGATGTTCCCAGAGAAAAGCAAAGTGCGCCCACCGATGAAAAGAGCGGTGAGCGCACAGAGGAATATATCGAGTTGTTCAATCAGTTAAACGCGGAACAGCAGTCTTTTATCATTCACGCGATAAAAGGTCTTTTATCTGAGCAATGACAGTGTTCTTGCCATTATCGGATAATTGCATAAAGAGTTCAACCGCAAGCATGACTTTAAGTTCTTCGGCCGGCTTGCTGGTTTCGATGTGCAAGTCCATTTCGCAGGCTCCTTTCTGATAGAATCTGCCGGCACAATGGCATTATAGCACAGGAACACTCTTTTTGCATGAAAATGCAAGAATATAGCAAAAGGACGCAAAAACACACATAGGAGGTTTCATTATGGCGGAAAACAGCTTCCAAATTTGGGATGATGTGATTCACACGATGCCTGACCAGATGAAGCGTATTGCTTCTGCGAAAAAGGCCACAACCTCTCCGAGCAACATTGACAGAGAAAGCAAAACGGGAGTATTTGAAGGATCTGGAAAAGAACCTTATCATGTCACGCTTGAATCCTGTACTTGCGGTGATTTTAGGCGTAGAAAGCTGCCTTGCAAACACATGTACCGTTTGGCCATGGAATTGGGCGAGTTTGGCGGTGATTTTGCAAAGGGCACAAACAAGAACGTGGTATCGCACGGCCAGATAAAATTTGAAGAAGCTGTTGATGAAATTGAAAAACTGCCAGAAGCAGCACAAAGAGATCTCCAACGTGTTTTTTTCTGGAATCCAAACCCGGAGTATATGCACATTCGCGAAGTTGACGATGTATCGAAAGCCCTTGAGACCTGCCCTATTGTTGAAGTTAAAGAGGCCTCGCTCACTGAACGTCTAAAGCTGATGAAAAAGACAGATATCATCCACGCACTAAAGGAAATGTCTGTTGAGTATCCGAAGCTACCGAAAGAAGAACTTATTCAATGGTGCGTTGAGAATGCTCCATCCATTGCTGCTTATGCTCCAAAGCGGTGCATAGTTGCACCGGCTTTCTGCGTTTCAAAGTTGTATCGCTCTATCTACACCTATTTAGCCAGAAAATTCGATTGGAATAATAGTTATGATATTTTCCGTGACAAAGAGGGCGTATTCGTTATTCCATACGGAGCGCAGCAGGTAAAACAGCCCGATGGGCAATATGTTTATGATTTTCCGAACGATGAAGTAACCGATATGCTGAATAAGCATCATTGCAATAGATGTGCTGGCGGTTATGTTACAAAGGCGCGCGAGTAAGCCCGAAAGGAGCGTGACGGCATGAAAAAGCGAATCAACACTAATTCCGCAGCCCGTGCTGTCATCTATGCCCGGTATTCCAGTGCGAACCAGCGCGATTGCTCCATTGAGCAGCAGGTGGAAAAGTGCCGGGAACTGGCCGCCCGTGAGGGCGTGACCGTCATTGAAATATATGCTGACCGCGCCGTCAGCGGCAAAACGGACCGCCGCCCGAATTTCCAGCGGATGATGAAAGATGCCAGTCTGCGGCAGTTTGATGTAGTCCTTGCATGGAAGTCCAACCGCATGGGCCGGAATATGCTGCAAGCCATGATGAACGAGGAGCAGCTGCGCAGTAATGGTATCCGCACCATCTACGCCGAGGAAGATTTTGACGACACTGCCGCCGGGCGCTTTGCCCTGCGGAACATGATGAATGTCAATCAGTTCTATTCAGAGAACATGGCCGAGGACATCTCGCGCGGCCTGATGGACAACGCCAGCAAGTGCATGTCCAACGGCAGCCTGCCGCTTGGCTACAAGACCGGCAAAGATCAAAAGGTTGTGCTGGATGAAGCAGAGGCCGCTATCGTGCAAGAGATCTTTACTCGCGTGTCGTGCTATGAGCCGTTCATCGACATAGCCCGCGATCTGAACCGCCGGGGCATCAAGACCAAGAAAGGGGCAGAGTGGGGGCGCAGCAGCTTTCACACGATCTGCCGCAACGAGCGGTACAGGGGTATCTACATTTACCGTGATATCCGCGTTGAGGGTGGTATGCCGCGTATCGTATCGGACGAGCTTTTCTACAAAGTGCAGGAGGTATTGAAAGTGAAGAAAAATCCGCAGGGCCGCCGTAAGCGCAGCGGCTATGAAGAATACCTGCTGACCGGGAAGCTGTACTGCGGCCACTGCGGCAGCACCATGACAGGCATTGCTGGAACCAGCAAGACCGGAGCCATGCACTATTACTACACCTGCCAGAAGCGCCGCACTGACCACAGCTGCGATAAGAAGGCAGTCCGCCGCGACCAGATTGAAAAGGCCGTGGCTATCGCTATCCAGCAGCAGCTGCTCACCGATGAAAACATCCAGATGATGGCGGATGAAACGATGGCCTATAACGCCCGCACGGAAATCAAATACCGCTTGCAGAGCTTGCAGCAGCAGCTTTATTCCAACGAGACCTCAACTGCCAACATTATGAAGGCGATTGAAATGGGCATCATCACAGACACTACGAAAGCCCGCTTGCTGGCGCTGGAGCAGGAGCACGGCCAGCTGCTTGCCAAAATCGACACGGCCAAGGCCGAAATGGTTCCCATCAACCGGGAGGATTTCGTCAGCCTGCTGGACATTTACCGCACGGGCGATGTGAACAACAAAAAGTATCTGGCCGCCCTGTTCGATACATTCCTTGTCCGGGTTGACCTTTATGACGACCACTTCAAGATCACCTTCGACCCGACAGGCGGAAAAATGCCGGTAGATATTCCCATCGGCGCGGAAGATTCTCCCGAAAGTCCGGGGGATTCTCCCGAATCCTCGGATTTTGAGGCATCTCCACAGGATGCAGAAAAGTTCGTTTTAGCTCTCCACAACCGCACCAAAATCCTCGAACGTTTGTTCGGGGATTTTTTGTTTTAGTGATTTGTTTGGGATGACAAACATCGTCCCCTGCACCGTAGGGGCGGATTCCGTATCCGCCCGCGGAGCCTTGCCATTACTGCAAACGTCCCGGGTCGCTGGCGAGCATTGACCCCTGCGGTGCTGTAGGCGTGATGGCCTATGCAGCTGCAAAATGTGCGCGACACAAATACACCTATCCCGCACGTGAAAACATTTTTTGCAATTTTTTCCCGCGTTACACCGACCAGAATTGACTGTTTTTGATGGTACTACAGCTGTACTTCTCTTGCAATCTGCACGGGATGCGCTATAATGTGGATTGTCACGCGAGCCGCCTGTGCGGGCGGCTGCAAACGGCACACACCCTGCAGAACGTGCCCGACTATTATAATAAGGAAGAAGAGCTTCACATGAATCAATTCACCAAGGCGGTCAAGTCGCTGGCCGCCAAGTACAACGAGACCAGCTTGATCCTGCGTATTGCCATCGGTCTGCTTATCGGCGCGGCGCTGGCACTGATCTGCCCCGGTGCCGTATGGCTGGAAGAATTCGGCAGCCTGTTTGTTGGCGCGTTGAAGGGCATTGCCCCGGTGCTGGTTTTCGTCATCGTTGCCAGCGCACTGGCACAGGGTTCATCCAAGCTGGACCGCCGCTTCGGCACCGTTGTCTGGCTGTATATGCTGACGACCTTTGTGGCCGCGGCGCTGAGCGTGGTGACCAGCAAGCTGTTCCCGCAGACGCTGGTTCTGGCCGAGGCCGCCACGGCGGACGTTGTGCCGCAGGGTCTGGGTGATGTTATGCACACGCTGCTGGCCAACATTGTTTCCAACCCGGTGGCGTCGATCATGAACGGCAACTACATCGGCATCCTGATGTGGGCCTGCCTGTTCGGCCTGGCGATGAAGCGCCTGGGAAGTGACACGACTAAGAACTTTATGGTCAACACTGCGGACGCGGTCTCCACCATCGTGCGCTGGATCATCAACCTGGCACCGTTCGGCATCATGGGACTGGTTTTCGCCAATGTGTCGGACAACGGCCTGTCTATCTTCACCCAGTATGGCCGCCTGCTGCTTTTGCTGGTCGGCACTATGCTGCTGATGGCGCTGGTCATCAATCCGCTGATCATCTTCATCTATCTGCACCGCAATCCGTACCCGCTGGTGCTTCGCTGTCTGCGTGAGAGCGGCCTGACCGCCTTTTTTACCCGCAGTTCCGCGGCCAACATCCCGGTCAATATGTCTCTGTGTGAGAAGCTCGGCTTGGATAAGGACATCTACTCCGTCTCTATTCCGCTTGGTGCGACTATCAACATGGACGGCGCGGCCATCACCATCACGATCATGACGCTGGCTGCGGCCAACACGCTGGGCATGGAGGTCTCTTTGCCCGCCGCCATCCTGCTGTCCATCATGTCGGCACTGGGCGCGTGCGGTGCCTCCGGCGTTGCGGGCGGTTCGCTGCTGCTGATCCCTATGGCCTGCTCGCTGTTCGGCATCTCCAATGACATTGCGATGCAGGTCGTTGGTGTCGGCTTTATCATTGGTGTCATCCAGGATTCGGTCGAGACGGCGCTGAACTCCGCTGGCGACGTTGAGTTTGCCGCTACCGCCGAGTATCACCAATGGCTGAAGGAGGGCAAGCCCCTGCCGGATTTCATGGCGTAAAGCGGATGTAAAATCGTACAGCCCCGGTTCCAGTGCAGGACCGGGGCTGTTGCTGTATCTATAGCAGAAAAGCGCGAACCGCCAGCGCCGCGGGGGACGATGCTTGTCATCCTAAACAAATCACTAAAACAAAAAATCCCCGAACATACATTCGAGGATTTTGTCTCGACGTGACAAAAAAGATACCCTGTCTCAAAATTCATCCGATTTTTTGTTTGCTCTTTTAGGGCAATCGTGGCGGCCATTGCAGCATCCATTCCAGATAGTCGGCGCGCGTTATTTTCCTTACGGAAAGAGAATGCTTTTGGTCAGCCCAATCAAGCAGCAATCTATTTAGTGGAAGTTGTTCAGAATAAATTATCGGGCTGACTGTCTTTCCGGGTGGTGTGTTCGCCGTTCTACTCGTTGCCAGTTGCAAAACACCTTCATGTTCCCAATCGTACCATATCAAAATTCGAAGCAGGTCGATTGGTGTCTCGTCCGGCATAAGGAAAATTTCTTCGCGGATGTTCATGGCTTTTGCAATTTCTTTTAAACGGTTTGCCTTTGGGCTGCGATACCCCATTTCATATTGTGCAATGCGGTTCGCGCTGCTCTTTCCGTATCCGAGCATCTCACCCAATTTTTGTTGTGTAAGGCCGCGATGCTCGCGTACCAGTTTGATCCGTAATCCTGTATCCATCGTGTAATAGCTCACTTTCCCAAAAAGTAATACCCGCATCAGCAAGCGTTTTCGACTTGCCAGTGCGGGCGTTTGTGTATGAGTGAATGGCTCTATATAAGGTCAATCTTTTGGGTATAACCGCCGATAAAGTAGATTTCGATTTCTTGCCGTGAGTGGACAATAACCTTTTCGATGATTCTTGCGGTAAGGATGTCATCGTATTCCTTTATTAAAAGGTCTTGCGCCGTCAGCTGTTTGGTTGCTTCTTCGTCCTCCCCCTTACCATCCGTACTTTCTGCGATATTTGCTTTCAGTATTTTGATTTTACCGCTGAGTTTTCTCAGCTTATCATCAAGGAACGGTGTACTCTCGTCAAGTTCCAGTGACATTTCAAGCAGACGATCAAATTCTTGCTGTGCTTTTTCTAGCTGCTTTTGAAGCTGGGCTTTCAAGTTTTCTCCTGCTTTCATTTGACGGAGAATACCGTCAAGTTGTGCAGCAACTTCATCGGTAAAGTTTGCGGCCAGATTCTGCACAGCTTTCAAAATAGCCTGATGCAATTCTTCTTCCGGGATTGACGGTGAATGACTGCAAAATTTTGTTCCGTATTCGAGTCGATTGACGCATCTCCAAACGATTTGTTTTCTGCCGTGGATGTTCCAAGTAACCCGCTTATAAGGGCTGCCGCAGTCTCCGCAGACCAGTCGTTCGGATAAGGCATATTTGCTGTTATAGCGGCCTTGGTGTCGTTTGCGTTGGTTAGCTGCCGACTTACTATTGCGGCGGGCGATTTCAGCCTGCACCTCACGGAACATCTGCTTGGTGACGATACCTTCATGGTTGTTTTCAATGTAGTATTGTGGCAACTGACCCGTGTTTTTCTTGGAAACGCCTGTCAGTACATCCTCGATAAAGGTCTTTTGCAGCAGCACATCGCCACAGTATTTCTCATTTTGGAGAATCCGCTGTACGCTCTCGGACGACCACTTTTTGTTTCCTCTTGCAGTCAGAACCCCGCCCGCTTCCAGTTTCTTTTTAATGGTCAGTAGACTGGCTCCTTGCAGATAGCTGTTGAATATCATGCGAATCACTTCGGCTTCTTCGGGGATTACCTCTGGTTTACCATCCAAGCCTTTTCGGTAGCCAAGTATCTGTCCATAGGGAAACGGGAATTTTCCCTGCCTAAACCCCATTCGTTTACCGCGTGCTACGTTCTGCGAAATCGACTCACTTTCCGCCTGTGCAAAGGCGCTCAGCACCGTCAGAATCATTTCGGAGTTCATTGTTGACGTGTTGATGTTTTCTTTTTCAAAAATCACCGCAATGCCGATTGCTTTCAGCATTCGGACATATTGGATGCTGTCCAGCGTGTTGCGGGCGAAGCGCGAAATGGATTTTGTAAGGATTAGGTCGATTTTCTTCTTTTTGCAGTCTTGAATCATCTGGTTAAATCCGTCACGCTTTTTTGTATGGATGCCGGAGATACCGTCGTCGGCATAAATCCCGGCCAGTTCCCATTCTGAGGTTGAGTTGATTTTCTCAGTGTAGTACAGTTTCTGCGTTTCAAAACTTCCCTGTTGTTCTTCTTCCTCGGTGCTGACGCGGCAGTAGGCCGCCACTCGCATTTTTCGCATGGTGTTGTTTTTCCCACTTCGTATCTGTCTAGTGGCTGGAATTTCGATGATTCTTGCGTTGCTCATGGTGCTCTTCCTTATTATAATGTCTGTCCGTTTCGCAGTTTGATGTCGATATGTGTATCGAGGTGTAAGATGATTTTGCTGACGATGGAGCTGTAGAATGATTCTGGAAATGTATCTGTGGGTTTGAATTCTTTGCAGGCGCGCTTGATTTGCATTGTTGTCGGATCGTCATCCCCTGCTGCGCAGTAATTAAATTGCAGTTCTGCTCGGCGCAGAATTTTGTCGATGATTGCATCTGCATCCAGCTCTGGTAATGCAAGGGCTGTGTGAATCTCATGATCCAGCTGAGCAACTTCTATTGACCGGGTGTTGCATTGTTCCTTTGGATTGTGGATTATTTCCGGGTGCTGTTGGATTTGGTATAACCTATCCACGATTTGTTGTGCCATGTTTTCAGGTTGCATCGGCTTTGACCACATTCCGCACTGTCGGCAAGTCCATTGTTGGGTTCTAGGTCGCCAGTATAGGCGCTCACCGCAGCAGGCACACTGCATATCGCTTCGAAATGGTTTTAGCACTGCTGAATATGTTACGGTTTTATTGCTTCGGATGCTGGCAGCTTGGCTGTAAACTTCTTTTGAAATAATGGCTGGGTATCCTTTGGCTCCACAGTAAATCTCATTTGCAAGTATGCGGGCAACGATATTTTTGTTCCAGCTATTATCTGAAAAGTGATAGGCTGTGCCACTTGTGGTCAAGTATTCTGCAATTTCCTTAAAACTCTGTCCTTCGGTATACGCATAGAATATGTGTTGTACAGTTGCGGCTTGTTCCGTGTTGATGACTGAATCTCCATTTTGAATCTGATAGCCGAAAGGAATGTACCTGTTCTTCATGTGGCTGCACGGCTTTCTGATAACTTCATGCCATTGATGAGTTCGAATTGGATTGCCGTATTGCTGATCAGCACTTTTTTCACAAGCTCTTTAAAGACAGACTCGTCAAATAATTCCAGCGGCGGTGTACTGGAAAGTTTCTTCTGGATGAGTCTTGTTTTTTGTAGAATTTTTTCCGATGTGTTAGACATATCATTTCGTGAAAGCTGTTGTTTCCTTTCCCTGATTTGCTGCTCAATGGCTGCACTTCGCTCTATAAATTGTGGTTCCTCAATATAACCTAGTGTATGGATTCTGGTAAGATTGTGTTTCTGTTTTGCAAGATGCTGAATATCTTCTCCAAGTGCAAGGCGTTTTTTATATTTTTGTTCTTGCAAATGCCGTAACCCAAGCAGGTCATCCACAAGTGGTTCCAGAATCGTTTTCTGATTACATTGCAGTCGATTATAGATTGACAAAAACGCCTGTTGGAGTTCATCCTCACGGATTGATTTGAGTAGGCAAAGAGCTTTCGATTGCAAATGCGTTCGGCAGCACCATACAAATCCTTGCGTGGGCGGCCCTTTTCTAGAGCATATAGCGCCGCATATTGAGCAGTAGATTTTCTTTGAAAATACACAAGTTCTATCAATCTCCCCTGTAATGCTTTTCTTTGCAAGTAGGTTCTGTACCTTTTCGTAATCGGTCTTAGAAATTATACCTTCATGCGTTTCCATCGCATAGTATTTTGAGCGCTGACCGGTATTAAGATACCTTTTCAATGGGAGTGAATCCGTTGTGTAGGTTTTTTGGTACAAGCTGTCTCCAATATATTTCTCATTACGCAGGATTGCATGAATCGTTCGGGGATTCCATTTGCTATTTTCTTTTGGATATATTGTATTTAAATGCTCAGCAATTTCATTTATGCTCATTCCAGACAGGTAACTTTTGAAAATATCGTTGACAATCATTGCGTTATTTTTTTCTGGCACGAGCTGGTGATTGATTTGCGTGTACCCAAACGGTGTAGCGTTGGTGATATAGTTACCTGCACGCATCCGTTTGTGTATTCCCCACTTCATATTCTGTGAGATGGACAGCGATTCCTCCTGTGCCACGGCGCAGATCATACTCAGCAGCATTTCACCGTTGGAGGTCTCGGTATCGAAGCCCTCTTTTTCAAAGGCTACCGTCACACCAAGGCTTTTCAGTT